GCCCGCTCACGCTGAACACCGCTGCGCTGATAACCGATGTTGCCCAACGCCGACTGCAAATCGGCGAAACGCTGACCTGACGTGTTCGACCCGAACTGCGGTGTCGCAGCGTTACCAAACGAAGGCGATGCCTGACCAGCCAGACCGCCATAAGCGGCCGACATGGTGTTCGCACGCGTCGGGTACGGGTCTTCGGCCCGTCCCGTCATCGCATAGTTGACTGCCATCTGTTACCTGCGTGCTTGAGGAACCGGCATGTTGGCCTGTGGCGCCTGCCGTTGGCCGCCGCCACCGCTCAAGGCCCGTACAAGGTCTTCGATCTTTATCACGGGTGGCCTGCCGCCACCCATCGGTGGACGCTGACCGCCCCGTTGGGGGCCACCCATCGGTGGCCGTCCCATCGGTGGCCTGCCGCCACCCATCGGTGGCCTGCCGCCACCCATCGGTGGCCTGCCGCCACCCATCGGTGGCCGTCCTCCACCCATCGGTGGCCTGCCGCCACCCATCGGTGGGCGCTGCGGTGGCCTGCCGCCACCCTGACCGCCCATGAGCATCGCCATCAGCATTTCCAGCAACTCGGGAGGTATCTGCCCCCCTGCGGGCATCCCCCCAGGGGCACGCCCGCCGCCACGCTGCGTGCCGAAGAACTGACTAAGCGGATCAGCGGCAATATCGAACGGCAGCCTTGGAATGTTGTACTGGCCCTGCCGGCCGAAGCCCCGCTGCCCTGGATCCATAGTCGCCATCAGCCAAACACCTGTCCTGCTAGTTGCAATGTCGCGGTCTCAACTGTGACATTCACCGTAGGAACCGGTCCTGTCGCAGACGTAATACCAATAGCGGTACCCGCAGTAATGGCTGTCAGATCGCCCTGAGGGACCAGCGCCGTAATGTCACTGATAAGGGCCTTCTTAGACGAACCGTCCCCCACGTCTTCTATCGTCACATAGTCGGCAGCGACCGCAGTAACGACAGACAGCTCGTTCACATCGAGGGCAAGACTCACAGCTCCACTGCTGCCGCCCCCACTCAGACCATCGCCGGCCGTAACGGCCGTTATGTCCCCCGTGGGGACTTGATCTATGCGTTGCGTAATCCTTGAAGGCATGGTCGCTCCTAGCCGAAGTAGGTAACGTCAATGGTGCTACTCGACGAGACCCGAATGAACTTCACATCCGTCAAGTCATCCTCGTACAAGTCCAAAACTGAGTACGGGTTGATGTAGTGGCCCACACTGGCCGTCGGGGTACCCCAACGAACCCTGATCGGCTCGGCACCGTTGGTGACCATCGCCGCGACAGCCGTCGCCGGCACTGACGCCAACGCCACTGCCGTACCAGCCACCGCCAACTGCTCGTCGCCAACCGACGACCCGTATTCTGATGCTGCTCGTCTGATACCCATGTTTCTCCTACGGCTCCAGGGCCGCTACGCGTGTCTCAAGGTCATCGAGCTTCGCTTGGATCTTGCGAAGCTCGTACTCAATAGATAGGGAGTTTGGTCCCACGAACCTGTGGGTCGGCTTGTAAACGACCGGCATCAGTCCTCCACCCGCCAATCATCATCGATCATGTCGCCCAGATCATCCAACGCCACACTCAAATAGTTGACTGTGACCTGCAAATCCTCCAGGTCTGCTGCCCTGGCGTAAGCGTTCATGTCCATCGTCTGCTCAATGGACGACACCGTTGCCTCCAGATGGTCGATGCGCGCCACCAGGCGTGCTGAGGACCATGTGACTGTGCCGACTATTACGGCCACGGACAGCATTAGTCCGACGGCTACGGTGGGGATTCTGACTTGGCGGATGTCGGTGGTGTCGGTCATCACTCATCGTCTGGTAGCGGGGAAGAAATACGCCCATCGGCCATCACCTCAGCGTCGGCGTAGATGGCCTGACAGAAGGTGAGGGCCTGAGCCTCGGTCTGAGTCGTGACATCCCAAGTTTCCAAACCTGTCAACGCTGCGGTAGCGGTCAGGTAACCGATGCGGTAGCCGTCGTTATCGACAGCCCACCCAGCCTCAGCGTGTCCCTCACGGTCGTCTATCTCACCCTCAGGCCCAGTACCCGACACCCCGTCGTCGGATAGTTTCCATTTCAGGTAGATCATTGGGTCAACTCCGCTCTCGCTTGGTCGGCCACCATCTGTTCCCGATCAGAAACCATTTCGTCCAACAAACCGATCTGCCGCATCGAATCCAACTGCGCCCAACCGACGTTGCCCGACATGATCTGCAAGTTTGTCTGACGGGTCAAACGCTTCTGCCAGTATTCGGGCTGGGCGTGTTCGATCTCGTCACGGGTGAACTTCTGCGACTCGTTGAACAGGTCGGTGAGTACCGCTATTTCGCGTTCGGCACCACCCATCACGATGCGAGTCTGTTCAAGGCCAACTTCCTTTTCTTCGGCTTCGATGGCATCCAGATCATCACCTGTTTCCAACAGGCGGGCAATCTCGATCTCGGCCTTGCGGACACCGATTTGAGCGAGGCGCAGTTTCAGGCCCATGTCCTGAAGTTCCAGACACAACTGGTAGTACCGCATCTCGGGCGTGTCGTGCTGACCGATGACGAAGTGGATTAGTTGGAAGCGGGAGCGTGGCTGCTGGATCTCCGCTATGGCTTCTGTGATGTTCATTACAGTGTCCCCGAGTCTGCGGCACCCGCGAGTTCTTGGACCCCCACCGACAAGCCAGTACCTAACGTCGTGCGACTGTCATCGGAGAAAGCAAACTTATCAACCGTGTCGGTAATCGAACCATCGTTACCGCCTGCGAAATACGCGGCGGTGCCTGAGTTCGCGGCCCCCGCCAGACGGTAGGTGGCCGCCGACAAACCCGTCCCCAAAGTTGTTCGCGAATCGTCGGAGAACGCGAACTTGTCAACCGCGGTGGCACTTGGATAGTAACCGCCAGCGAAATAGGCGGCGGTGCCCGAGTTCGCGGCCCCCGCCAGAAAGTAGCGTGCCACCGACAAACCCGTAGCCAATGTCGTGCGGCTGTCGTCACTAAACGCAAACTTGTCAACCGTTGCGGTTTCGGACCCCGTTATCCCACCAGCGAAATACGCGGCGGTGCCTGAGTTCGCTGCACCCGCCAAAGCCTGATTTGCTGCCGCCAAGCCAGTACTCAATGTCGTGCGGCTGTCATCGGAGAAAGCAAACTTGTCAACGGTTGTGACGGTCGGTGCAGCGTAACCACCAGCGAAATAGGCGGCGGTACCAGAGTTCGCTGCACCTGCCAAGTTGTAACGGGCTGCCGACAAGCCAGTGGCCAATGTTGTTCGGCTGCCGTTGGTGAAGTGGAACTTGTCAACTGTTGCGACATCCGCCGCTGACTCGCGACCGCCAGCAAAGTATGCGGCTATAGCAGAGTTAGCGGCACCCGCCAGAGACTTGCGGGCCGCCGACAAACCCGTAGCCAACGTCGTGCGGCTGTCATCAGAGAAAGCAAACTTGTAAACAGTGTCGATCTTGACGTCAGCCGCGCTGTAACCACCAGCAAAATAGGCGCCCTCGAAATAAACAAACGAACTGAACAGGCCGCCATTCAACCAAGTAGACACAGCCGTCGAAGGCCACCCCTTGGCGGAGTCGTGCCGCCCCCGCCAGTTGGATATGGCGGTGGACGGGTTGGTGCGATCCTGACGGAACATTTGCTAGGCGGTAATGCGGTTGACGTAACCGTTTATCATCACCACATTCGCCGCTGCGGCAAACGCCTTGACAAGCAAACCGTTCTGCAACAGCAGCCCTGGGCATACCAGCACCCACCCCGCCTCAGCGGTGATCGTGACTTCAGTCAGATCATCAGGCGAAGCGACACCACCGTACTCAATGGTCAGCTTCCTGTCGTCCGAGTCGGTGTTGCAGGCGTACAACCACACCTCGTCCAGATCGGACGTGCCCGATACGGCGGTATGGATGGTGTCACCAGCCGTCGCCGTTGTCGTGATCTTGATGTTCCTGCCGTCTGCGGGTGTGCCCGACAGTTTGATCTTGGAATATGTTGCCATTGGCCTTCCTTAGTTGAAAATCGTGTTGTTCAGAATGAGCTGTGCATCATTGGTCACTACTGAAATAGCCGGCGTTGTCCCACCAGACGACACAATCGGAGCTGTCCCAGTAACCGCCGTGACCGTGCCGGCAGCAAAGCCGCCGTCGTTGTTGAAACCCGACAGCGCAATGTTGGCCTTCGTCAACTTGTACTGGGCACTGGCTGCGTCAGTGACCAGGAAGTAATCACCATCGGCGTCAGAGGTGGAAGTGGACGCCTCGGACAAGTCGACATCGATGGTGGGAACTGGGCCGCTCGCTGAGGTGACATCGATCAGCAGGCCGGCGGTAATCCCCGTGATGTCACCAGTTGTCGGTGCAGCCCAGATCAGACCCGTCGCTTCCGCCGAATCAGCCGTCAACACATAGGTGTTGGTGCCCACAGCCAGACGGGAAACGGCATCCGAACCGGTTGCCGCAATCAGATCACCCTTGGCGTCAACAATGCTGTTCTGGATCACCCCAGGGGTGCTGTTGACGAACGCTTCGACATCGTCAAAGTTTTGGTTCATGTCCGCGGCCACAATCGTGGTACCGGCGGAGAACGAGTTGGTAACGGCCAGTGTCGCCATCTATCGGAGCCTCCTGGGCGTGTAGGCAAAAGCCAAAGCGTTCATTTCCCAATGGTTGTTGGAAGTTGGACCGCTTACTTTCACACTTATAGATTTCGCTGTCCCGAGTGTGGGCAGATTCAGCACCACAGCGGTGAGATCACGCGAGATCGCATCCCACGCCGCCCAATACGGCGACGTGTCATCACCGTCGTCCCATTTGGCTGTCCCCCACAACGAAGTAGACGTTTTCCCCGAAATGCTCACATTGAAGCTGCCAGTGGCAGCAGACTTGTCGTAATCCTTGAAAACCGAGACAGGCAACGAAATGGTCGCCTCAGCGGAGGTGACCATCCTCGGCCGACCCCATCGTTTCTTCACAATCGGATTCTTGCCCGACACCCACCGTGTAACGAAATACGACGAAATGTGCGTTTCCGCTGACGACCCGTACCTGTCCGTGGACCGGTTCTGTTCGTCTTCAACGTCGATCAACACGCCCGTGTTGGCGACACACGCCCCGTAAACGGTTGAAGAATCATTCGGTGGCCGGTACGAATACATGGCCGCAGCATCAATATCGGTCGTCACCCAGGCCCCGCCGGCAATCGTCGGATCGTAGATCAACGTACGACGGGTCGTTGACCCGCCCTCAGTCCAGTCGACCGAAACGTACAGCTTGTTGTTTCCCCATCCGAGCTGCGGATTCGTGGTGAACGAGATGCGCCCGTCGTCCACAGCCGGCGACATCTTGTCGAAGATCCAGACGAACCCCTCACGGTTGTACAGGTAGGCGCCCTGGTCGGCATACCAGAAGAACACCCCGAACGGGGTCGCTACCGGCGACGACAACGGAACCGACCCGACATCGTTGCTCAACGTCACAACCTGGAAAGAATCAGAGTCGAAGCCGAACACGGCATGCACACTGTTCGACTTGAACACCAGCAGGCGGTCACCCATCGGGCACAGGCCCGTGATGTAGTCACCGTGGTCGCCCTTGTCGATGTCGACATAGTCGGCGGCCGTCCACGTTTCAGGATCGTTGGCGTTCGACCATCGCAAACGGTACTTGTGGTTCGTTCCCGATTCGTAGGTGTTGGCAACCCACGCAAAGTTGTTCCACGCTGCGATGTACTGCGCCTGCGGCATGTTGCCACCCGACCCGAACGTGACCCCCAGATCAGTCGCCGTGGACCCATCCCACTTGAAGCACACCTGGTCGTAGGACACCCCGTAGGCAACATTGTTCATCGTCACGCCGTACACGCGGCTGCCGTCCGTCCGAGAAGTGATACCCGTCAGGTCGGTGAAGTTCGCCGTCGCACTGTGGGCAACCGCCGTGCCGTAGTTGACCATGACCTGATTGGTGCCACCATCAGTGTGCAACGCCCAGATGCCCTGAATGTCGGCACTCAACGCTGTCGGGTTCCTACGGTCCACACCATCACGTTGACGGATGCCGCCACGCGGATCGACGAGAACATTGAGCAGATCGGGAGATTCATTGTCGGCCAGATTGAACTGGTCGGAACGAAGATTCAGACCACCCGTGAAAGCCTCAAGGGCCTCAAGCTTCCAAGTAGTGGAGGCCACCTACAGCTCCCACGAATAACGCAACCGATTCGGCAGGTACG